TTCAAGTATTCGCAAGAAGTTATTGATACTGGTGTACCAGACATTGATGAAGTTGTGACAAATTCTGCATATACAATTGACCTCAGTATTAATAGAATTACTGGCCACGGAAATTATGAAATGCAAGAACTTGTGTTCCAATCACACGATAACACATATGCAAATGCTTACACTATAGCCACAGTACAGAATTGGGCACCACTAGCAAATACACTATCAGTTTCAAATATATCTGGTGAATTCTTCGACAATCATATTATTATTGGTCATTCCAGTAATGCAAGATACTCATTGGTTACATTTGACCCAATGGATGTTAATGTTAAGAATGAACCTTATGACAATAAGATTATTGAAACGGAAGGTTCTTTGTACATAGATAACACAACAAGCAATCCATTTGGTTCATTATAATGGCTGTTACAAATCAAAATAGAATTATCCGAAAAATGATTGTCGCCTTCGGCAATCTATTCAATAATATTACACTTGTCAGACACAATAATGATGGCACTGAACAGGAAAGATTTCTTGTTCCTATTGATTATGCACCAAAAGAACTGTATGTTATGAGATTGCAGGCGGATCCAGATTTGGATAAAAAAGTGCAGATGACACTTCCCCGTATCAGTTATGAAATGATGGGATTGAAATATGATGCGGATAGAAAGTTAAACACCAATATTAAAAATTTCACACAAACCGGATCAAACAAATACCTTTCATTATATAATCCAGTTCCATACGATTTTGAATTTTCTCTTTCCATTTATACTAGAAATCACGAAGATGTTCACAGTATAGCAGAATGTATTCTTCCTTTCTTTACTCCTGATTATACACTTAAATTGAATTTATTATCAGAAATGGGAATAGTGAAAGAGATTCCTATGGTATTAAACAGTATCGAAAGAGAAGTTAATTATGAAGGACACAGAGATTCTGATCCTAGAATGATTATTTGGACTTTAAATTTTAATTTAAAAGGTTACATATACGGCACAACAAGTGATGCATCCAACAGTATCATTCTACACGCATACAGCAATCTGTATGATTATGATACAGAAAATCTTCTTGTGACAATGCTCACAGAACCTTATCCATTTACTACGAATGTTGCTAACACTTGGGTGGCGAACACAAAAATAACTGAAAATTAAAAAACTATGAGCAAATTTGAAAAGAGTATGGAGGAAATATTTGACCTTGAACCTTTTAACGGAAATCCAAATATTGACCAAGATAAAAAAGTGTCATTAGTTTCAACACCTATTATTGGTGAACCGGATTTATCTGAGGATTTAAATGATGCATATCAGCAATCAAAAGAAAATCTCCAAGATATCATTGAACAAGGTAAAGAAGCATTGGAAGAAATACTTCAAATTGCTAAAGAAGGTCAACATCCCAGAGCTTTTGAAGTAGCCAGCGGACTACTAAAGAATATGGTGGACGCCAACAAAGAATTATTGAATATACAAAAGCAAATGCGTGATATGGACAATAAGAAAAAGGACACTGGTGGCACAACAATAGATAAGGCTATATTTGTTGGTTCCACAACTGAGTTGAATAAATTATTGAAAGGTAAAGTTGATTAATGGCAATATCTCAACTCAATTCCAAAGACTCTTACAGAGACAATCCACTTCTCAAAAAAATCGGTGTAAATGTCAATTACACCGAAGAACAGGTACAAGAATATATTAAATGTTCTAAGGACCCCATTTACTTTGCCAAGCATTATATTAAAATTGTTAATGTTGATGAAGGACTTATTAACTTCAAAATGTGGAATTTCCAGGAGGAAATGCTCAAGAAGTTTAAGGACAATCGTTTTGTTATCACCAAATGTCCTCGGCAGGTCGGTAAAACCACCACAACAGTTGCATATCTTCTTTGGGCAACAATCTTTCAGGATTCACAATCAGTTGCAGTATTGGCCAACAAAGGTTCTCTTGCAAGAGACATTCTAGCCAAATATCAGTTAGCATATGAAAACTTACCTATGTGGTTGCAACAGGGTGTTGTTACCTGGAACAAAGGTAATGTCGAATTGGAAAATGGTTCAAAGTTACTAGCATCATCCACATCATCATCAGCCATTCGTGGTGGTGCATTCAATATCGTATTTTTGGATGAGTTTGCTTTCGTACCCTCAAATATTGCACACGAATTCTTTAATTCTGTTTATCCTGTAATATCATCAGGTAAAACCACCAAGATTATTATTGTCTCCACACCCAATGGTATGAATCTATTCTACAAGTTGTGGATGGATTCGATAGAGAAACGAAACAACTATGTTCCATTTGAGATCCACTGGTCACAAGTTCCAGGTCGAGATGGAGCCTGGATGGAAGAAACGATCAGGAATACATCACAAAGACAGTTCGATCAGGAATTTAATACAGAATTTTTGGGTAGTTCAAACACACTCATCTCTGGCCAAAAATTACAAACAATACATTACCAAAACCCAATTGCAACGCACGATGGTATAAACATATACGAACATCCAATTATTGCTGATGGTGAAGTCAATAAAAAGGATCATTTATATTGTATATGTGTTGATGTCTCGGAAGGTAAAAATTTGGATTCATCAACATTTTCGGTTATTGATATATCGAGTACACCATATAAACAGGTTGCTGCATATAAGAACCCGTTAATATCTCCTTTGTTGTTACCAACTGTTGTTTATAATGCAGCCAGATATTACAATGATGCATACATTCTTGTTGAGATAAATAATAATCCACAAGTTGCTGATATTATTCATCAAGATTTTGAATATGAAAATCTGTTGAAGGTATTTACAGGAAATAAAAAACCCCAACAGTTATCTGCTGGTTTTGCTCGTGGTATACAAATGGGATTAAAAATGTCTCCTCAAGTCAAAAAAATTGGTTGTTCCAATTTAAAGACATTAATTGAAGGTGACAAACTTATAATTAATGATTTTGATACATATTCCGAATTGACCACTTTTGTGGCAAATAAAACTTCGTTTGCGGCTGAAGAGGATGCGAACGATGACCTAGTTATGTCGTTGGTTATTTTTGCTTGGGTAGCTACGCAAAAGTATTTTAGAGAGATTGTAAGTCATGATTTGAGAAAACAATTACAACTCGAAACTATGAACCAGTATGATGAGGAAATTTTACCTGCACCAATTATAGATGATGGTCTACAACACTCGTTTGAGGTGATTGATGGTGATGTTTGGGAAAAAGCAGATTCGAATCAACCATATGCTGATTTTATACACAATAAGTTACTCAGAATGTAAAACTTGGTTAAGATAAATATCGTTATGGTATAATATCTACCAAAAGAACTATTATTAATATTAAGGAGATTAAAATGGGATATCAACTTTCTCCCGGCGTAAATGTATCTGAAATCGACTTAACTACGGTCGTACCTTCAGTTTTAACTACTGCTGGTGCATTTGCTGGAACTTTCAAGTGGGGTCCAGTAAATAAAATTATGCTTATCGACAGTGAACTTACACTGGCAAAAACTTTTGGAACTCCGCATTCCAATTCAGCTATTTCTTTCTTTACTGCGGCCAATTTCTTGGCATACGGTAATAACCTGAGTGTTGTTCGTGCAGTAGGAGCAAATTCCTTTAATGCTGCAGCAAACACCTTAGCTAAAGTTCAAGTTGCCAATAGTGATTCTTTCCATTACAGTTATCTTGGACAAAACAATAACAATACTTTAGGTGCTTTTATTTCCAGGTACCCAGGTTCATTAGGAAATTCACTTTCTGTAACCATCATTGATACAGGAAACACTGCGCGCTCGGACCTTTTCAGTAGCGCACCAGGAACATCCGATTTTGTTTCCAGTGCTGGTGGTGCAAATGATGAAATTCACATTGCTGTTGTGGATGCGGGTGGACTATTCACCGGAACAAAAAATACAGTACTTGAAACTTTCCCATTTGTTTCTAAAGCGTCAAATGCACTGAAGTCAAATGATGGTTCTACAAATTACTATAAACAAGTAATTTTTAATAATTCAAAGTACATATATGCTGTTGATCCTGCGGATTATTCAAATACGAATTCAACCTGGGGCACAACAGCAACAACCAGTTTCGGTTCTATTAATCCAAAAATGATAACCTACACACTGAGTGCGGGAACCGATGATCTTCCTACTGATGGTAATGTTTGTGCTGGATATAATTTGTTCAATAACAAAGAAACTATTGATATTTCACTATTATTAACTGGCGCTGCAAATACAACTATTCAACAATATGTAATGGATATTGCAAAATCAAGAGCAGATTGTGTTGCATTTGTTTCTCCTCCTGCTGCGACAGTAATTAATAATGCAGGAAATGAAAGTGCTGACATCACAACTTGGGTTAATGGATTAACTCCATCTTCATATGTTGTTGCAGATTCTGGTTGGAAATATCAATTTGACATTTATAACAATGTATATCGTTGGATACCACTAAACGGTGACATTGCAGGACTATGCGTATACACCGATAACATAAGAGACCCTTGGTATTCTCCAGCTGGTTTCAATAGAGGAACAATTAAGAATGCTATTAAGTTGGCATGGAACCCAACAAAGACATATCGTGATGCTCTGTATAGTGTTGGTGTCAATCCTGTTGCTTCTTTCCCAGGTAATGGTGTCACACTGTTTGGTGATAAAACACTACAAGCGAAACCTTCTGCATTTGATCGTATCAATGTTCGCAGATTGTTCATTGTACTTGAAAAGGCTATTGCTAAGGCTGGTCAATATTCATTGTTTGAATTTAATGATGAATTTACAAGAGCTCAGTTTGTTGCGCTTGTAACTCCTTATCTCCGTGATGTTAAGGGTCGTCGCGGTATCACCGACTTTAGAGTTGTGTGTGATGAAACAAACAACACAGCACAAGTAATTGATAGTAATCAATTTGTTGGAGACATTTACATCAAACCAGCTCGTTCAATTAACTTTATTCAATTGAATTTCATTGCAGTTGGAACGGGTGTTGAATTCCTGACTGTCGTTGGTGCCGTATAATAAATAAGAGAATAATAGGAGAATAAAATGGCATTTAATGTAGCAGAATTTAGATCAAATTTGGTTGGTGACGGTGCTCGTCCCAACCTATTTTCTGTTTCACTAACATTTCCTCTGATTGCAACCAATAGTGTTGTTGCTGGAGAAAAAACAACATTTATGGCTAAAGCAGCACAGTTACCTGGTGCATCAATGGGCACTGTACCTGTGTATTACTTTGGTCGTGAATTAAAGTTTGCAGGAAACAGAACTTTCCCTGATTGGACCATTCAAATTATCAACGATGAAGATTTCGTTATTAGAAATTCTTTAGAAAATTGGATGAACAAAATCAACAGTCACGAAGGAAATTTGAGAGATAAAGACGCAGTAAGAACTTTAGATTATACATCTGAAGCTACTGTATCACAGTATAGTAAAATTGGCGGCAAAGCAATCAAACAATATAGTTTTGTTGGATTGTTCCCGATTGATATTGCTCCAATCGATCTTGATTGGGGTTCAAATGATACTATTGAAGAATATTCAGTAACATTTGCATACCAATACTGGAATACAAATACTACATCTTAATAATATGTTTTTGTTTGGAGGGCTTCGGCCCTCCATTTTTGAATTAAAGAAGGTAATATGGCAGCATTAAATAAATTTTCACTTTTTGGTTTTACGATTTCTCGTAAAAAGAATGAAGATGAAGCAGCAATTCAACAATCATTCAGTCCACCTAATAATGATGATGGTGCATTAACCATTACATCAGCCGCTTACTATGGAACTTATGTTGATTTAGATGGAACAGCAAAAAATGAAGTTGAACTCATTTCTCGTTATCGTGAAATGGCAATGCAACCAGAAATTGAATCCGCTATTGATGATATTGTGAACGAAGCAATTTGTCAAGATGATGATGGTAAAACAATTAAAATTGTTCTTGATGATTTAAAGCAACCTGATAAAATTAAAGACGCTATCAGGAAAGAATTTCAAAATATCTGCCGATTAATGAACTACAATAATATGGCCGCAGATATTTTTCGTAGATATTATATTGATGGTAGAATGTACTATCATATTATTATCGACAGAGATAATCCTTCAGAAGGAATTAAAGAGTTAAGATATATCGATCCTAGAAAATTACGCAAGGTTCGTGAAATAAAAAAGAAAAAGGATGAAAGGACCGGCGTTGATGTGATGAATGTAATCAACGAATACTACATCTACAATGATAAGGTTGTCACAGGTTCTTCATCAAACTATGGTCCTGTTGGAGTACGCATTACAACGGATTCTATTATTGCTGTTGTCTCTGGTCTTATGGATTCTAGGAGGGCTGTTGTCCTTTCTTACTTACATAAAGCAATTAAACCTCTAAATCAATTGCGTATGATTGAGGATGCAACTGTAATTTATCGTATATCTAGAGCACCAGAAAGACGCATTTTCTATATTGATGTCGGCAATCTACCCAAATTAAAGGCCGAACAGTATCTTCGTGACATTATGGTCAAGTACAAAAATAAACTTGTGTATGATTCCAGCACAGGCGAAGTAAGAGATGACCGTAAGTTCCAATCTATGATGGAAGATTTTTGGTTACCGAGAAGAGAAGGTGGCAAAGGAACAGAAATCACCACACTTCCTGGTGGCCAAAACTTAGGTGAATTGGAAGATGTAAAGTATTTTGAAAGAAAACTTTACAAATCATTGAATGTTCCTATCTCAAGATTGGAACCAAATCAAGGTTTCTCTATTGGTCGTGTCGCAGAAGTCACAAGAGATGAACTGAAGTTCTCCAAGTTTGTTGACCGTATGCGTAATAAGTTTTCGGATGTTTTCGACCAAGCTCTTAGAGTACAGTGTGTATTAAAAGGCATTTGTACTTCTGATGAATGGGATGAGTTCAAAGAACACATTTATTTTGATTTTATTCAAGATAATAACTTTACCGAACTTAAAGATGCGGAATTGATGAAGGAAAGATTGGCACTATTAAGTCAAGTTGATCCTTACACTGGTCGTTATTATTCACAGGCTTGGATTCAAAGAGAAGTTTTGCGTATGACTGATGATGAAATACAGCAAATGCAAGAAGAAATTGATGAAGAAAAGTCGGTAGGACTAGGATTACCTGTTGAAGTAACCAACCAAGTTTCAGCCCAACAGATGATGGGTGATATTCAAGGTGAACAACAAGCAGCAATGGCACAACGCCAGGCTGGTCTGGACCAACAACAAGAAAATCTTTCACCAGGAACATTTGTAAAAATTAAACAAATATTGTAAATAAATATATCTATTTGGAGTTAAAAATGTCTAACACAAGAAACATCATTGATTTTGC